TGATTTTTATCCTACTGAAGATAATGATTTTGATTATATAAAAGGTAAGGATGCTAAAGGTATAACAAGGGTGGTTCAATAATGGCAGATAACTTTTTTACTAATTACCCTACAATAACTTACAGCAACACACTAGTAACCAACATAATGGCGAAAGTTGTGTTTCAAAACAACAACCAAGATAATTATTTCACTTACCACCCATATACAATTGTTGAAGGTGATAGAGCTGATACCTTAGCATATCTGTATTATGGGGATCCTGGATATGATTGGGTCATATATTATTCTAATATACTGGTAGATCCATATTTTGATTGGCCATTGGACACAAAGTCGTTCAAAAGATTTGTCGAATCAAAATACGGATCGCTAACCAATGCAAGATCCAAAGTCAAGTTTTATAGATCTAATTATATTGAAGATGACAATATTATTTCAACAGCTGCATACAACGCTCTAGCTGAACAACAAAAACGTTTTTGGTCTCCTGTTGTAGGAAGTTCTAACGCAATCCTTAATTATCAGCGAAAAAGAGAGGATGTAGTTTACAACACAAATAAAACTCTTTCTCTAAGTATATCTCTTGTAGGTAACACATCATATTCCGTAGAAGAACAAGTAAAACAGTCTAATGGTAACGTTGTTGTTGCACTAGGAAATCTTAAATTCTCAAACTCTTCTGTAGCCATCATAGATAGTATTCAGGGAGCATTTTCCACATCATATAATCTGATAGGTACAACAAGCGGTGCAAACTCAACAGTGTCGGCCGTTAATACACTTTCTACCAGTATTGATCCAACTATACAAACCTACTTTGTACCTGTTAGCGTGTACGATTATGAAGAAGAGATCAACGAACAAAGGAAAAATATACGTTTGTTAGATTCGGCTTATGTTGTAGATATTTTGGACTACACATCAACAAGTAAGAATAAAACTATCCGTTCTTTGGGTGGTCTTGTTAATGCGGCTGCTACTAAAATGGTTCGGCTTTCATCTGGTCTGTTTTCTACTAACACCAATGCTGTCACACAGGTGGATGTGAAGATGAATGCTAATTCTTTTATTGCTGGTAGCCGTTTTAGTCTTTATGGAATCAAGGGGTAATCATGCCAACACCTACTTACACGCCTTTGGCTAATATCACACTTAGTTCAACTGCAACCAGCGTGACCTTTTCTAGCATTAGTCAGGCTTACCGCGATTTGGTTTTAGTTGTCGCACCTAAAATTAGTGTGCCGGGTAACAGTCCACAGGTTCGTTTCAATTCTGATACTGGGGCTAATTACAATGTTGTAGTTGCTAGGGGAACTGGATCAGCAACCAATTCTTATGCCTATGCAAATCTAAACAATACTTGGATCACTTTTGTTGCTGTAGACGCTACGGGTTCAAATGCTATTTTGAACATCATGGATTATTCTGCAACTGATAAGCACAAGACTATGTTGTCACGCAGTAATGCTTCTGAATATGGCACGGACATGATGGCTTCTCGATGGGCTTCTACAGCTGCGATTACTTCTGTGTCTGTTTATTGTGACGGTTACACTTTTACTTCTGGCACAACTATGGCTTTGTATGGGGTGGCTGCATAATGACTATGACTTTGGTAAGCACCGTAACCGTTGGATCAGGTGGTGCAGCAAGTATTGAGTTTAATGGTGTGCCACAAACAGGAACAGACCTTTTGATTACCTTGAGTGCTAGGGATACATATGCTGTTACTGGCGACAATGGCTTTACATTTCAATTCAACGGTAATTCATCAGGTTATTCATCTAGAAGGCTGACTGGAACAGGGTCTAGCACTAACTCTACAAATTCAACAAATGCTTATTTCTTTCCAAGTTCAGGTTCGCCAAACGGCTCAACTACTTCGAATACTTTTGGAAATGTATCAATTTATATTCCAAATTACACATCAGCAACCGCTAAGTCAGTTTCTATAGATGCTGTTGGTGAAAACAATGCTACTGCCGCCGAACAAGAAATTTATGCAGGTTTATGGACTGGAACTAGTGCTGTGACTTCAATATCATTTGGTGCCGGATATGACTCTTTTGCTCAATACACTACCGCTTCTCTTTACACCATTACTAAGGGTTCTGGCGGAGCAACCGTCTCATAACAAAGGAAAACATGGCTAACACAAAACTAACCAAACTAGTCGTTAACTGCGCAACCGGACAGGTTGAAGAAGTTGAACTAACCGCTGAGGAAATCGCACAGCGCGAAGCCGACGCAGCTGCATACGCAGAAGCCGAAGCAACACGCCAGGCAGAAGAAGACGCTAAGGCTATGGCAAAGGTTGCAGCCGAAGTGAAACTAAAGGCTCTTGGTCTAACCGCTGAAGAAATCGCTGCACTAATCGCATAATGACAGACCCGAAACCAACACAATCAGCGTTGCTAATGCGCATAGTAGAAGACATTGCCGAGATCAAAGCAACAGTCAAAAACTATGCCGAACTGGAACGCCGAGTTCGCAAAATCGAAGCGTACGCCATGTTGTTCGGGATACTAACCGCAGCTATGACTGCAACAATAATCGCACTAATCAACAAAGCAATCGGGGCATAAATTGTATTACTCATTTCTAAAAGGCGAGGGCAAAGAACGACGCGACGAACTGGGCAACTTTGCCAGTTACCGTAAACAACCACACCGCGGTTCAGACTGGGGTTTCAAAGGTGGCTCTGAGGGCAAACCTGTTTACGCTGTTGCTGCAGGTGTTGTTACCGACGTGTTTTGGACTGACGCGCTAGGTCACTGTGTGACTGTGAAGAACGACCACGACGGCGTGTTTGTATTGGTGGCTCACTTGCAGGAAAAGTCAACCTGTAAAAAAGGTGACAAGGTAACGAACGACACTGTTATCGGAAAGATTGGCAACACCGGTTCAGCATCAGTCGGCGCACACTTACACGCAGCTGCATCAAAGTCGCCTAAACCACACCTGGCATCATTTCCTGCCCTGCTAGATCTGTTCAAACTAATGGATGCCGACAAGGCTATCCGTGACGCTGCAAAGCCAAAGGTTGAAAAGGTTGAAAAACCAGCCACGCCGAAAGCCAAAGCACCTGCAAAGAAGAAGAGCGTAAAGTGAAACTATGGTCAAAAGTCCCAAAGCGTTTGAAAAGAGTTGCGGCTCTATCACTTGGCGCTGGCTTGTCTTCTATGGGTGTTGGCAACCTACCTATGTTCAGTATGGGCGCACTGGAATCAGTTTTATTTGGGGCTACCGTCGCTATCGTCGGCTTGGCTATGGGACTATCGTTCACTTACGCTGGGAAAGGCGAAGTAAATGACAAGGACTTTGACAACCACATCAACGCAACAATAGAATCTGTTCAGTCCAAAAACAAAAAGGACTAAAACGAAACCCCCGGTATTGAGGCACTGGGGGTTTTGTCATTCCCAGTCACTAGGCTGGGCTTATGACTATCACAGAATACGTTGACCTCAAAGACGTTATTGAGGAAATTGGTGCAGCCAAGTTCATTGGCTCGTTTGAATCAGGATCACCGGAGTGGCACGCAGCTCGCGCTGGAATCGGTGGTTCAGACATCGGAGTAATCTTCGGTAAATCACAATTCAAAAGCCCTTACACTCTCTGGGCAGAAAAGTCAAATCTTCTACCAGACACCGATAGCACAATTCCAATGCGCCTCGGTACTGCGCTTGAACCTGCTATCCGTCAATTCTTCCAGGAAGAAAACAAAGACTGGTTGACCGTTCACGAAACAGGCACTTGGCAATCAACCGAGTTTGAATGGATGAAAGCCAACCCAGACGGCATCATCGAATGGGCAGACGGTAGCCTTGGCGTGTTGGAGATCAAGCACTCAGCGACTTATGTTTCTGAAATCCCTGAATCATGGAAATTACAGGTTCTTTGGTACTTGTACGTGCTAGGTCTAAAGCGTGGAGTAGTCTGTGCGGTCATAGGAGGCCGCTACACCGAGTTTGAGGTGCTTTGGGATGAAACCCTTGTCTTCGCGATGAAAGGGCGCGTACGAGGCTTCTACGGCTTGATTGAATCAGGCATCGCACCAGATTATGACGGCTCAAACTCAACTTACGAAACAGTCCGGGAACTATCCGAGGGTCTAACCGAGGGCGAAGTTGAACTAGGTGACTTTTATGTTGATCTAATCGCAGCTAAGGTAATCTACGAGGAAGCCGAAAAGAACTTCAACGCAAAGAAGTCAGTAGTATTGGCTTATCTCAACGGCACCAAAACAGGCTTATACCAGGGCGAAAAGGTAATCTCATTACAGGCTCGCAACGGCAAGCCATTCATCACATTCAAATAACACAGAAAGAACATCATGGGTTTCTTAGACAATTACGAACCAGTAGCAGACCGCATCCAGAAGTTTTGGAAGACCTACCCAAACGGGCGCATCCTAACCGAAATAAAACTAATCAACGAAACTGAAGTTGTAGTCCAGGCAAGCATCTTTACCGACCGCGAAGACGTACGACCTGCATCAGTTGACTGGGCTCATGAGACTCGCGGCTCAAGCAATATCAACAGAGCAAGTTTCCTAGAAAACTGTTCTACTTCCGCAATTGGCCGCGGACTCGCTACCCTGGGCCTATCAGCAAGCAAGAACCGCCCAAGTCGTGAAGAGATGATCAAGGCAACACGCGACTCACGCAACTACCTGCTAGAAGCACAAGAAGCGCACGAAAACAAAGACATCGAAACTCTGCGCACAATCTACGCAGCTGCGGTAAAGTCACAAGTTGATAACGACACACTAAAAGCAATCAAAGACTTCGCCGAAGATCTAAAAGCCAAGTAATGTGAAAGGGGTCTACCCCACAGAAAAGGTAGACCCCGGTGGCTTCATCGCCACAGCGCAACCACAAGTGCGCAAATACAAGTATACACAGAAAGGCACAGGATGAGCATAGAAGCCATTAGCGCCGTATTACATCACTCAGCATCATCAGGCACCGCAAGGGCTGTGTTGACCGTTCTAGCCTGGCACATAGGTGAATACCCAGAAGAGGGCTGCTACCCAAGTCAGAAACGTCTAGCCGAAATGTCCGGTTGTTCAAAGCGCCAGGTGCAGAGGGCGTTAGAGAAGCTGCAAGAATTACAAGAAATACAAATTGCTTCACATGACGGCACCGGATACCGGGCAGACCGAATCACAAACCGCTACTGGTTGAGGTTAGACTGCCCTGAAAACTGTGACAGATCTATGAGCCATAAACCTGTGGATAACTTTACAAAACGAAAATCTACGGGTAGACATTTAAGACGCGACGGGGTGTCATTTAAGACGCAACGAGACGGCGTAGATGTCCACTTAAAAGTAATATAAACTTAAATTAACTACTAAATAACAACCTACGAAAAAATAAGAAAAGAGACACAGAAATGGCACAAGTAACAATCGTCGCAGAAGTCGGAAATTACTCAACCGAACACGGCTACATCAAAGCATGGGAAACCTTTGAGTTCAAAGGAGAGAAGCGAAACCGTCTTTGGACAATCTGGACCAGAGACATCAACGTCAACGAACGCGACATCATCACAGTCACTGGAGACCTATCAACCAAAGCTGCAACCTATGTCCCAAAGAACGCAACAGAAGCCAAACAGATCGTTGAACACTCTTTGAACAACGTCAGCATCACAACCAGCGGCACACAGGTACGCAACGCGGCAGACATGCTCACACAGAAGACAGAAGCCGAAACAATCGACATGCCGTTCTAATGTTCCAAATCTTCATAGAGGGAAACCCCCGACCTCAAGGCAGCAAAAAGGCATTCGCCAGGGGGAAAACAATAGTGCTAGTAGAAGCAAACAAAGAACTCCCAGCATGGCGCGAACACATGACCCGAATGCTGCAACTAAAGCAGCTAGAAGAACCACAACCATTCGTTTCAGCCGTCAACGTAGCCCTAACCTTTTGGCTACCAAGACCCAAATCAGTAAAACGAGCCTACGCAACTGGGACCTACGACATCGACAAACTAACCCGAGCAGTCCTAGACAGCATCACAAAAGCCGGTATCTGGCGAGACGATTCGGATGTTGTAGATCTAACCGTCCGCAAAACCTACGCAGACATGCACGAACCCGGTGTCCTAATCTCAATAACCCCATTCGATAACGATTACATAACGGCGGGTGTCGCTGACATAAACCCCAAACCCAAAAACC